AAGCGGCTCCGCAAAAGAGCGTCGAGCCTGATTCGGAAGAGGATGCTCTTTCCTACTTCCAAAGGTTGTCCGAAGAGGACTAAACATCACGGGTGTGTGATGTGTGCAAAGACCCCCGCTTCGGCGGGGGTTTTTTGTTATTGAGGTTGAAGCACGCCAAATCCCGCCGGAAGCGGTTCAAATATCATCCGCTCAATTGGTGATAACTCTGGAGACAGTCCAGATGAAAAGAAGTTTTCGGTTGGGTTCGTGATTGATGTGGGATTACTTTGAACAATAACTGGTGATTCTGGAACTCGTGTGCCAGACAAATTAGCGGCGGCTAATTCATTTTCAACTTGTTGGGCGATTTCTCGTTTTGCAATAACATCGGCAACAAGGGGAACAGACTCAATTCCCATGTTTCTTCTATCCACCGCTGAAATTTTTGACGCTTGAACGCCGACGATTTTTCCGGTGGTGCTTAATCCTGAACTTGTCATTTCCATAACTTGGGCATTCGTAACTGATTTGTAGAAAGGTGAATTTTTTAATGCCTCAACCACCGCATCTAACCTCTCCTTGCCAACGCTCTGAATGATAGCATCATCTTTTGCAAGTTTAGAAATTTTATCTTTGTAATCGAGGACTAATTTTAAAAGTGCGTCCCTACTTGTTTTTGTCGATCCACCCGGTTGTGCTATTTTAAAGGCTTGATCATAAATTAAACCCTCCAACTCATTAATCGGAGTGATATATCTTGAAAATAAAGGACCAAGACCTTCGGCTTCGGCGAACTTCGCTAGGGGTGCTACTACCCTCGCACCCGCAACATCACCTAAACTTGTAGCAAAGGGTGATGTTCCACTTCTTCTGTCAAAAACTTGTTGAACCATTTCATCAGGATTTGCCGTGACCCTACCTTTTTCGTCAAGACCCAATGCTTCACCCTGCTCGTTTGTCCTTGGCGTATTTACATTCGTGAACGCCTCATTCATAGCATCGATATTTCTTTGAAATACCCTATCCATCATTGGTGAAAGGACATTATCAAAAAATTTCTTTCCTAATGCAAAAGAGGTAACTGCGGTTGTTAAAGCAGCAGCAGCCGTGCCTAGTGCGGAGAGAGCGGAGCCAAGACCAGTTATTCCTAGTGTGCTAAGTAAGTTTTTAATCATTGAGAATAGACCACCACCATCTTCTCTAACACTAATCCCCGCGATTTTCTTGAGCAAAGGTTCAATTCTTTTTTTCATGTATTTGATGATAGCCCTCGCAGGATTATTTCTCTCGGCTTCCTCCCTTTCCTCTTTTGATTTAAAACCAAATAATTTACGAACACCACCGAAAGCCTTCTTAAATGTTTCTTTGACATTAAATATTGGCTTGTTTAAGAAGGTACGAATATCACTAAAGACACCTTTAAAAGTATCCTTCACGTTAAAGATTGGCTTATTTAGAAAGTTGCGGACATCTTTAAATGGCTGAGTAATTTTATCAGTGAGATTAGAGATACTATTTGATAGTGTTTTTCTAATATCGAAAATAGGTGTTGTGAGAATATTTACCAATGGCTGAAAAACAGCGGCAAAGGACGATGCTTTAAATGCGATACCCTCTTTGAGAGTTGACTCAATGCCCTTGATGTTCGGGGTGATACCCTTGACAATTTTTTGCAGTTCCGTGTCTTTTACAACAAGTGTCTCTTCCGCAAATTGCGGAGCGAGGTCTGACAATGCGTTTGCTAATTCTTCTGGTGAAATGTCTTCATCCATGATTATTTTGCTCGTTTCTTTCCTTTAACTCTTTGAGGAACATTGCCATATAAATTTCTTTTTCCCACGGAATCATATTGTCTACATCACTTTTACTTAGTTTTGCGTGTTTCACAAGATAGTAGCATGTTTGATAGAAAGTTTGTAACTTTTCATATGACATGCTTAAGTAAAAAAATTCTCAAGACCCTCCAGTAAAATCTCCTGCTCATGTCCACACACCGGACAATTGATCGTTTGACGAATACAGCACTTGGGGAAGGACTCGACCATTTCAAGAATGGCTTTCACATGTGTCATGGACAATGATTCAATGAATTCACTTCTCTCTTTTACATTATAATCACTAAATTTATGTATGCCCTCGTCGGTAAAGATGCTTTCAATCACATAGTGAAGGATCTCGACTGGATTTGTCTCACCGACTTTGGCTACTTGTCCAATGTGCTTTGCTGGTACGGGTTTCACCGTAACACCAATATTTTGACCAAGCATCACATTTGTGTCTTTTGGATAATCTCCATTCGCAACAATATTGCTCACGTTTACGGAAACTGGGAATTTTTCGCCGCACTCATTACACTTCCAATTAATATCAATTGTCTCGCCAACCGATCTGGCTCGCATGGAGACAAAAAGATGCTCAAGGTCACCGTATGAAATGTTGGCAACATCTAGATCACTTTCAACACAATTTGTCACAACCTTAATCATTGAGTCTACAAGGTTTCCAAACTCTGCATTCTCTGTCATCATCAGCAAGATTTTTTCTTCTTTGACAAGAAAAGGTCTAAACTTTACTCTCTTACCAGAGGGTAGTGTTGTTTCATGTTCGGGAGTCACAATTTTTGGTATTGCCATAATTTATCCTTTCATATTATTTTTTTAAAAATCAGGAGGTAGCGGAACGAGATCCGGTGGCACTGGGTTATACGGTGTTTCCGGTTCTGACGGAGGTTGATTAATAGATTCTGGTTGTGGTGGCAGAGCCACGGGGTCTAAGGTGAGAGCAGGACCAACGATGAATTCTTTGAATGTAAATTCTACTGTGAATTGTGTGAGTTCATTTGAGGTTGCATTGTAATCAATACCAGCAACATTTCGAGGATACACCTCTAGAACTAAGTAACTATTGGTTATATTATCAGAGTGATCGACTTGATTAATAGTCAAACTGGCAGAATAATTGTCCCTATATTCAAATGCTCCAGTGAAGGGGTTGTTTATTCCTTCGATCCAGTTTACAAATGTGTTCCTAAGTTTTTGCTCTTTGTCTGAAATAAAGGTTAGTGTTAAAGATCCCTCATAATTTCTCTGATATGGGGCTTGAAAAGTAAGAGCCGTGGATCTAATGTCAGAGGTTGACAAAGATATTGTTGGAGCAACCACTCTCTGCACTCTTTTTGCAACTGTAGATGCAAATTGTCGATTATCAGCAAAATTGTTTGCAATCGCTCTCTGAAAAACTGGTGGTATTGTAGGAAATTCACATGTGAAACGAGAATTTAAATGATAACCATCGCTTTTAAAAGACGAAACAAATTCATCGATGTTGGATGGTTTGATTGGTTCTGTCATAATTATTCTCCACCAGTATCTAGGAGATTTTTAATAATTTTAGCCCTGCTAAGTAATTGAATGTTTACATAATTTTTCTTCATAAATGCTTTTTCTAGAACCGTTGATAAATCATCAAGGTAAAACTCATCCCACAATTCATGTGATAATTCAAGTCCGTGAATGCTTGTTCTCCTAAGATCATACTTTCTAATTGCTGGTTCGATAGATGCGTTTAAGACTCTCAACTTTTTCATCATGTCGTAATCTAAGAGTGATCTAGAAAAAGATTGTGGGCTGCTAATTTTTGCCTTAAGTCTTTTTAGGACAAGGCTCCTAGTTTTTTCAGGGAGATAGAAGAGATTAAGTCCTGTAAGATAGTGACTTTCTATGTTCAACGCATAGACACAAGGAAAGAGATGGTAGTATGGCAATTCATCTCTTGTTTTTGGAAAGGTGTATCTAAAAAAGTAAACTCTTCCTCGTGAGGTTATGTTTTTGGGAATTGATCTTGGAACAACCACCTTCGCCGTTGAGTCATTGATATCCTTAGTTGATTCCTCTGATATACGAGTTCTCAACTGTTTGGTAATTTCATCAAAAACATCTAATTCTTTATTTACCAAAGATTTCTTTCTCCGTCAGGATTTTAAATGTCCAACCTTTTCTATCACAAAGTGCCGAAGCCGCTTCCCATTTTGCCTGATTTGTAAGATACGTCTTAGCCTCGTTTAGAAACTTTTTTGTTTGACGCTTAGGCTTCTTTGGGGGCTGAGTTTGCTTTTTAGGCTTGACCTCAATCATAACAGTTTCAATTTCACCTTGTTTGTTTTTCATCTCAATAATAAAGTCGGGATAATACTTATGACGTTTTCTATCAACAGGCGAGAGATACGGTATTGCTATCTCCTCAGATGCCCATTTTGTGACATTGGGATTTTCATCAAAAATCAACATACATTTCCTTTCCCAAAGCGACCTATAAATAATTTTGGTAGGGTCGCCCATATATTTTGATTTATTCTTTGGATTGTATCTTCCGCGATATGCCATACATATATTTAGGAGTTATCATGCCGATTGAAGAAAACGATAATTTTTTAGGACTAGACGTATCTGGGAGTATCGAGGGGTCGTTTGGTGACGCACAGGTAATTAACAGAACAAGGGATTTTCACCGTGTCAATCCTAACAGCCTAAGACCCGATGGAATTCCGGTTTTAAAAGATTTAACTTTTCCCTCTGAAGTAAATTCGACAAATTTTAATAAATCACCAGATTCAATTTTTCAATACGTTAGATTTCAAGCGTTTCAAAGAACATCAAATAATTTTAGACTCAGTATTGATGCCAATACAGCGTTGCAAACTTTAAATCCTTCGGATGTTGATATTGATTTAACTGACACAAATGATCAGAACTTGGCAATTGAAGACCAACAAGGCAATGGAAATATCCAAGCAACATTTCTGAGCGGCTTTAGCCCCGCTGCGGGTCAACTTATTAATCAAGGCGGTGATCGTAGATTTGGTAGGATAACAAATGAGAAACCTAGTGATACAGTCAAACTCTACATTCCTAATGAACTATCTCTCACGGACAATGTTGAGTATGTTACAGAAAGCACTGGGGATGTTGGTAGAATTTTGGAGGGAATTCTTGGCGGTAATAGTAAAGATCGAATCAAAGATGCAGTTCAACTTGGACTCTTAAAAAAGTTGGATGGTTTAGCGTCTAATTTTGTGGATGGTCTAGACCAAAGTATCAGAGCAAGATTTGGATTTGCTAAAAACCCAAGAGAAGAGGGACTTTTCAAAAATACGACCTTAAAGAACTTCGATATGAAATTTACATTTTCACCTAGAAACAAGACCGAAGTTGAAATCGTATACAATATCATCGAGGTTTTTCGTTTTCACATGATGCCTGAGTTGTCAAAGTCTTCTTTTGTATTGTTCTCCCCCGCAGAATTTGAAATTGATTTTTTGTACGCCGATTATAGCGATCCAGTTAAACCAGAGTTTGTAGAAAATACCTCCTTGCCAAAATTGGGTCGGTGTTTCCTTAAAAGTGTAACAGTTGATTATTCACCTAATGTTAAATCAGCGTTTTTAAAAGATGGAACCGCAGCAGAAATTTCGATAAATCTTAACTTCATGCAAGCGGCTCACCTCAACAGACAAATGATTGCGAAGGGGTTCTAATGTTATTTGGAAGTATGCCACTCATTCCGTTTCCTAATAAAGACGGTTCTACATCGAATGTCAAAGACATTATTCGTCGTGTAATTTTTAGCGATGAATCATATTTAAAAGTATCAAACTACAATTACTACACAGTTAAAGACACGGACACACCTGATTCTTTATCACAAAAGTTCTATGACACTCCAAATTATCACTGGATAATTATTCTATACAACAATGCATTTGATCCTTTCTACACCTTCCCTCTGTCTCAACAAAACTTAGACGAGTTTATTAACAAAAAGTATGAGGGTCAGTCTCTTTTCATTTCACCAACTGATTCTACTGAGCCATTTTTTAACACAACACTAAATTGGGAACCCGCTGATGTAATCACTGGTGCTTTTTTCGATGATCAGGGTGCAGAGCAATTCAAGAATGAGGAACTTTTTGCCAGAGTCAAAGTTGTTGATAATTTAAACTCTCGACTTCAACTTGATAAGGCTTATGGAAATTTTAAAGTTGGTGATCGCATCGCACGAAGAAAAGATATCGTTGACACCCTTCGTGCCACAGTTCGTAGGGCGGTTAATGGGAGAAACGCAATGCACCACTTTGAAAACGAAGGTCAAGTTTTGAACGCCCTTGCTACTCCACCAGACTCAAATGATGTTCAGTATCCGTTGAATTCAAGCAACGCTAACGGGAGTACGGTTCAGTGGTCAGATACTTTGCTTTACAATTACATCTACAATGAGTCATCCACTTTTGTTGTCTCAAATGAACAATATGAAGAAAAAGTGAACAATAACAAAAGACAAATTAGGATTCCAGATTCAAGGGTTGTTGATGAGATTTTTAAAGAATATAAAGATATTGTGAGATCATAATGACGGATGCTAGTCGTACAGTTATTGATAAAGAGAATGATGTGGTTATTGAAACCATTCTCTTATCAGGTGACAACTCACCTGTTGACCCGGCAACGAATACTCCAGAGTCAGTTGATATTTTAGAGTTGGTAAACAGTTTTAGTATTTTTGAGGATATCAATTCACCATTTGTTGTTGGTGAAGTAACCATATCTGATAGGCTTAATATGATTGATCGTGTCCCAATCGTCGGAAATGAAACAATCTCTATTTTGTTTAGAACACCCACAAATGACAGACAAAGATTTATGAAATTTAGAGTCATTGGTCAAAAAAGAAGAGTGAGAAGTCGTGGTAGCAAGACAGATGTTATTATACTAAGATTAGTTTCAGAATCTTCCGCCGCAGATGAACTTATTGTGTCATCAAGGGCATTAAAAGGAAACTGCTCTGGCATTGTTAAGGACTTACTTACAGAATTTAGTCTTGGCTTAAAACGTGATGACCCACTGATTGAAGAAACTGAATCGAATAATTTTAAATTTGTTACACCCTTTCTCACACCATCACAGATGATTAAAAAACTTTGTAAATTATCCTATCCAAAAAATTCAAAGTCACCAACTGAGAATGCTGGATATGTTTTTTTTGAAACGATTGATCGTTTTGTTTTCTCCTCAGTTAACTCATTAATGAATCGTGATCCAAAATTCGTTTTTGGTGATTTGGAAAATATTAGAGAACTGACCGACGACATCCAAAATCCCCTGCGTGGAGATTTTGGTTCAAGGGTGGAGTTTGCAACCAATAACCTCATTGGAAACGAGGCATTCGATAAAAAAACCCCACAAAAGTTTGGTGCTTTTTGCAATTTAAATTACACACACGATCTTTTTAAGAAAAGTTGGGTTCCTGAATTATACATTTATACAGAGAATGCAAACCCATTCGCTGATTTTACCCAGAGAAGCGTTCCAACAAATCAAGGGTTTGCAACACTAGAGGATCGTAAAAAAGTTATCAACAATTTTAATGCACTTTATAGAAAGCCCACCAAGGTCAACTTTTACCCACAACATGCCACCGCTGCTGATGAAGCCGATGGAAGTCCAAACACAGATCCCGGTGAAATTCTATTCGATATCGATAGACACTCAAACTCAAATATCATGCTGTTGGGAGAGACTCAGTATCAATTTGAAACATCAGGGTCATCTGAATTAAGTGCTGGTGACACTGTGTTTTTAAGACTTACTAAAAACGTGAGCGATGCAGAATTAAAAGTTAGTGATGAAGATCCTGAAAAATCAGGCACTTATTTAATAAAATCTATACAACACTTTTTTGTTGTAAACGATAAGGTGCAAAGTTATAAAACAAGTCTTAGGGTAGTCAGAAATTATAGGCATACTGAAGTGCCTTTTGTTTCAAATCTTAATTTTGATGGAGTGATTAGATAATGACAAATATGTATCAAGGTGTTGTTGAAGATAGAAATGATCCCGAAAAACTGGGACGATGTAAAATTCGTTGGATGGGTATACACACGCATGATAAGGGAGATTACGGTATTAAAACAGAGGATTTACCGTGGGCTTTTCCAATTCAGCCAATTACATCGGCTGCCATGAGTGGCATCGGTGATACACCGTTGGGACCAGTTGAGGGAACTTGGGTTGTTGGTTTTTTCCGAGATGGAAATATGTTTCAACAACCAGTGTATTTTGGAACACTTGGTGGTAAACCGAATACCTCATCAGAAGGTAACGGTAATAGATTCGGATTCTTTGACCCTAATGAAAAATATCCTTTAACAAGTGACGATTCTAGCCCGACAAGTGATCAAAATCCGATTGGGGCTAGTGTTTTAAACGAGCCAGACACAAATAGACTCGCAAGAGGCGAAGAGGATAATACGGTAATATCACAGAGAAAAAATTCTCTCGATGAAATGCAAGCACCTGCCGGAGCAGGATCTTTAAAAGATATTAAAGAACCCGAAACAAAATTTGCCGCACAGTATCCATTCAATCATGTTAAATTTACGGAGTCTGGTCACGTTCAAGAATTTGATGACACGGAGGGTGCAGAAAGAATTCACATTTACCACAGGGCAGGAACCTTTGAAGAAATTTACCCCGATGGTTCTCGCGTCGTCAAAGTTGTGAGCGATAACTACACAGCGATTCTTGGTGAAAACAATATTCATATTACAAAAGACACCAACGCACAAGTGGCGGGTGACGTAAACATTCTTGTTAATGGTAGCGTAAACTTAGAGGTCGATGGCGATATGGACACTCACGTTGACGGAGACTATAAATTAAGAGTCGATGGAAAGATTGATCTGATTGCAGAGTCGCAGGTAAACGTACAGGGTTCACAAATTAATTTAAACTGAGGTAGTCATGTCGCAATACACACAAACCATACCAATTACAGATAAGACTGATGACGAATATTATAATTTTTTAAAATCATCTGGATTTAGAATTTTTGAATTTCAAGAGGAGCCAGAGTACGCAGAAACTTACGACTCATGGAGAGGTAAAGGTCCTTCAGCAAGATATCATTTTGTTGAGATGATTACAGAAAATGGTCACAACATCCCTAGACCACTGAAAGATTTTGAAATCACCCAATTCCATCCCGATCTTACTTTAGAAAAAATAAGTTTTCTTAGATCACTCTACAACTTAAACTCTAGGACAAGACCTTTTAAACGACCGATGCAGATTAGCAAATCTGGGTTGCCGGAAAGCGATAAAAATAAAATTAAAGCGGACATTGAAACTTTTTACAATACAGTTAAAAGAATAGCACCTTTGATAATTCGTGACATCCCGACTTATGTTGCAGCGAGTTTAGACAATAGACCGGCAGCACTTATCGGTACATCAATAAAAACAGTTTCAATTAACCCACCAACTCGCCCGGAAGTTGGTGATTTATGGTTTAACTCTGGCAAAGGAAAATACTTTGCCTTTCTTGCAGATGGCAAGGCTAAATATTGGGTGGAGGTCTGATGTCGTTATGCGTAGCAAGATATGGTGATGTTTGTGGTGGTGCGATTTTCGCTGGAGCAAGCACCGTTTTAACAAACGGGCGACCAACAGCACAAATCTATAATGCTGTTGCTGGTCATGGCGATTGTCCACACTGTGCGCCGGTGACAGTGGGTGCTTCTGGTACGGTATTCGCTGAGGGTCAGCCAGTCCATAGATTTTCCGATGCTTGTTCATGTGGTCACTCCACATCAACAGGCTCACCAAACGTATTCGCAGGAGGATAATATGTCATTGTTTGATCCACAATTGGTGAACACAAGTGGTTGCGAGTTGCCAACATTGCCGCTCACACCACAACAAAATGAAATTTTACAAAAAGTAATTAGCGGTGAATTTTTACAAAGTCCACTTGAGGGTATCAATAATCTCGCCACAGAGACTATTGGAGATTTGATTGACGGGGTGGGTGATCTGGTGGTTGCGGATGGTGACCGTGATAAGTTAGATCGTATTCAAGATATTTTATCGGGTGCTAGTGAAGAATTAACAAATATGGCTTTCCATGCCGATAGGTTAGCGGGTGTTGACGCAAACCCGCAAAACATTCAAGGTCTTCAAGGCATTCAATCTATTGCGAGAACCTTCAATAATTTTAAAAACTCAATTGAGGGTGGGACGATTGGAGAGGATCTCGTTGATTATTACACACCTTTCTTTAGTAGTGTATTAGGACCGGGGACTACAAATTTTGAAATCATCAAGGGACTCTTAACTGGTGATTTTACAAATGCCTTAGTAAATGCACAAGCCGCCGGTATCGCAGATTCCGAAACGATTGATAACCTGTTGAGCATTTCAGAGAGCATAGATCAAATCACTGGACAATTGAATGCTATTCGCTTAAGTGATGAAGAAGCCTTGGCTGGTGCTTTGGACTATCTCGCAAAAACGGGTCTTGGGTTCTCGGTGCTAGGGATGGCAGAAGACCCCTGTTTTAGCCAAAAAGTTTTACAAAATATTGTAAATCCAGACTTAAAAGGATTACTTAATCTATAACAGATAGATAATAAGATGGCGTACTATACCACCCGAGATGTCGAAACTTCACAAAAAGAATCTGTTAGATTCAGCGATATCGATTTAAATTTTGACTTAAATCCTATCACCAAAGACATCAACACTCTCAAAAATGAAGAGGCTGTGAAACGGTCTGTTCGTAATATCGTTTTGACCAATTTTGGGGAGAAAAAGTTTCAGCCATTTTTTGGTGGTGATGTCATCTCACAACTGTTTGAGAACATCACACCGTTTACGGCATTCGAGATGGAAAAGGCAATTTCAAGAACAATTTTAAATAACGAACCTCGTGTGGAGACACTTTCTGTCAAGGCAAATACCAATAATGATCAAAATTCTGTGAATGTAACGGTTCGTTTTACTCTTAAAAATTCACAGCAACCTGTGATTCTTTCGTTTACATTAGAGAGGATTAGGTAATGACCACGGAAAGAAAAGAATTATCAGTTAACCAACTTGACTATTTTGAGATTCGTCAGAACATTAAAAACTTTTTGAAATCTCAAGAACAATTTTTAGACTACGATTTTGAGGGGTCAGGTCTGTCAGTCCTTCTGGATGTTCTTTCTTATGTGACACACTATCAAGGCATCTACAACAATCTTACCGCTAATGAGTTGTTTCTTGATACAGCGGTAAAACGATCATCACTTGTTTCACACGCCAAATCTTTAGGTTACGTTCCACGATCAAGAAGTGCGCCTGTGGCAACTGTTGACATTACTTACGCGAATGCCGTGCCTAACATTCTCCCCGTGGGTCAAGTGTTCACCACAAAAATTGGAAACAAATCATACAATTTTGTAAACACTGATGCCTACACACCTGTCGATGGACAAACACCAAATATTCAAGATGTTGAGATTCGAGAGGGAGTATTAAAAACTATCACCTTTGTTACTCCAGATTCAAAACCATATCAAAGATTTAGAATTCAAGATGATTCTATTGATACAAAAACAATTAAGATTACTGTAACTGAATCTCCATCGAGCAACTCAGGTATCACCGACGTATGGACACTTGGAACAAACGCAGTTACGATTGCTGGTGATTCCTTGGCTTACTTTATTGAAGAGGACTTTGATGGAGCCTACTCGATTGGTTTTGGTGACGGGGTTATAGGTAAAAAACTCGAAGCAGGGAACGTGGTCACAGTTACATATCTTCAAACAAAAGGTGCAGAAGCAAACGACGCGGGTTCAACAGACACCACCGAAAATCCATCCTTTTTGTACGAGAACAATACGGTTGTGGTCAAAAGTCAGGCGGCAGGTGGATCAGAAAGAGAAAGCATTGCAAGTATTCGATTCAACGCACCAAAGGCGTATGCTGCACAAAACAGAGCAATTACCACCAGTGACTACGAAGCCTTAATTAATAATAACTTTTCAGGATTTCAATCCGCTCTTGTTTATGGTGGTGAGTTCGCAACTCCACCCGAGTTCGGAAAGGTGATCGTTGTTCTTAAACCAAACACGGCTACTTTGGTTCCATCAAGTTTGAAAAATTCAATCGAAAGTTTCTTACGCAATCGATGTAGTGTAAGTATTACTCCAGAGGTTAAAGATCCAACTCCATTGTATGTAAGATATATTCTTTCTGCTGTTTACAATCCATCTAAAACAGTGCTTAGAGAGCCATTTCTTATATCGACAATAAAATCTATCACATCACAATTTATTCAAAACAATACAATTGGGTTTAATTCGTCTGTGTCATTTAGTAAACTAGAGAAAAGACTTCTTGATGGAGTGGGTGGCTTGGAAACTATTGAGATTGAACCATCCTTGGAATACAGATTCTTTCCTATTGAAGATACTTCCACCAACTATGAGTTTAAATTTAAAAATCCAATTCTTCACGAATTCGATGGATACACACCAGTCATCTCTTCAAGTGAGTTTAGATTCGTAGATGCCGATGGTATTGAAAAAAATGTTTTTCTTGATGATGATGGCTTCGGCAAACTAAGAATCTATAGAATGGTTGGCGGATCAAAGGAGTATTTCACAGAAGTTGATTTTGGTAAAGTAAATTATAAAACAGGTGACCTTTCATTCAACTCGTTTGCTCTTTCGACTGTGAACACGACAATTCCAATCAGTATCTTTGCAAAGATTGATGGTGGTAGACTTATCTCATCAGAAACATTCATTTTGCTAGAGGATACCAGAGATCCTACGAATGCTGTTGTTAACTTAACACCTGACAATAGACCAGACTCAAGAACAAACGCTGCCGGTGAAATTTATCTTGGCACATCTAGTTTATCGTCGGCAGACACGACCACACAAAGCGTGTCAACTTCAAGAAGCACAAGCACAACAAGCACCACTAGCGCACCCTCTACTAGCACCGGAGGTGGTTACTAATGCCTGTCGGTGGATCAATGCTTCTACCGTTCCAGATTTTCGTTCCAGACACACTGGGCGATCTTGGTGCTATTTCCGTTGATGAGAGATTTTCAACTCTTGTGTCAACTTTGATGCCACAGTATGTTCAAAACGACCATCAAAAATTTGTAATATTCATCAAAGCATATTTTGAGTTTTTAGAGATCCACGGCAACCCAAGAGCCGAGGCAGTTAGACTTGGTTCATACACAGACATTGATAGGACACTAGAAGATTTCCTTCAATATTTTAAGTCAACGTATCTTCTGCATTTCCCAGATTCCTTGGCAGACGGTGTGAGTGATAAACTAGCAGTTAAGAACTCATCAGATTTTTACTCCGAAAAAGGTAATAGTCAATCAATTAACTACTTGTTCAAAGTATTATTCAACATATCTGCTGAGGTCGAGTCACCAAAAGATAAATTATTCAAAATCTCTGATGCTGATTATGAACCAACCACGATCATTTTTACATCACATTATAATGGAAAGGGCGAGTTGAGTGCCTTTAAAGGTAGTCTAGTTGAGCAAAGATTATTGGATGATTTTACAAGTGACGTTGTTGCTAGTGCTTTAATTGACGACATCACTTTTCACTTAGATGATGGTGTTGAGTATGCTAAAATTTTTCTTAAAGAGGTAAGAGGAACCTTTAAACCAAATCACTACCTTGAATTTTATAGGGCAAATAGAAACAGAAAAGTTATTGAGAGAACCTTTCCCATTGTTAGTAATCTTCGCATTACAGCGAAAGGACGTAACTACGCAGTTGGTGATGACATTACCGTTGATGACTCAGCAAAGAAACTTGTTCTGTCTTCCGAGGTAACAAGTGTGAACAGTCTCGGTGAAATTCAAACTATTTCATCCATCCCATATCAAAATAAAATTTATTTCCCCGGCGAGTCTTACAAAATTTCAGTTTTTTCAGCGTCTGGTGTTGGTGCAGGATTTACTCTTGATGGACTATCCACAACATCAACAAATAAAAATAATTTTACATCCTCTAGGTCACGTTTGTCATCCGATTCATTCATCCAAGACAACTTCAGATTTCAATCATACTCATACATTGTAAAGGCAGAGAAACAACTTAAAGAATACGCTGACTTACTTAAAAGAATTTTTCACCCTGCTGGATCAGTCATGTTTTCTGAGTTTACAAATGCCAGTTCATTTATTGGTGTCAAATTTGAGGACAAAATTTTTCAAGATACTAATTTTGTAAATCCTGTCATTGGGAATTTCATGCCATATACATTTGCAGCCACCGCTGATTTTAGAGGTGACACATATGGAGTTCTAAATGGTGATTTTTACCCAGAGGGATTTAATGGAATCACTGCTGCGACCATCGGTAACTTTGATGGATTAGGTAATCCTGTGAAACATGATCCGTACAATAGTGACACTTTTGTGGCAGGACCAATTGGTGGATTTACATTTGGTGAATTTGATCCTGATTTCTTCATTGATGGTAGCACAAAAGAGGGTTATACCCGTGCGGAAAGTCCACAATCCACATATGTCAGCACGGATGATAGAAATTCAAAATTCTACATCATATCAAGACACCCGAAAACCTTTCTCACACAAAATCTCGCAGCGTCAACGGAATCATCACTCGGTATAGAGAATGTAGATCCTGTCAACAATCGTTTAATTAAAAGTAGAAATGGAGTTGCTAGAATTATTACAAAAACAATCAAATTATATTTTGATAACGCTGCTGGTATCAGCACAGGGTTTGCAGTAGACGATATTGTTAGGCAAAAAATTCCAAATAGACCAGAGGCTATTGGAATAATTACTTCTGTTGATGAACTTAGGGATGAAAATACTAACTTCTATAATAACAAAAGTGTGAATGAAATTATTGCTGAATTTAACGCAAACAGAACAAGATTAGACCTTGGCGTTGAGGCTGCAACTGACGCAGCGGTTTCTGAAACAGTTGAAAGTGAAGTTGGTTCTAAATTTACGTCAAGCAATAATACGTTCGCAACCTCAAGCGAAGCCTCATTTGCCACATCATCCGAACTCATCGAAGTTGATCTGAAGACTTTTGCGAGCGGTAAACAAAGTCTGGTGACAAAGACCACTGATGAAACACCCAAAGCAATCGTTAAAGATAACCCAGATGGCAAATTCCAACAAAGCATTAGAACAAGTGAAGTCATTTCTGGTCAAACACTCAAAGCATCAGCGATCACAATTAGGGTTTTGAGTGGAGAATTTTCAAATGAGACGGACAGAAACGGAAACAGATTTATTGTCAAAAGTGATAACACTGGCGAAGCCTTTCTTGCAACTGGACTAAATAGTGATAAGACAATTAAAGGCACTGCCTCACAAGAAACAATATCAGCCACAGTGCCGGAGTTTCTTGATATTAACATCGGTGATTTTTTAAACTATCTTGAACTGGGGAACTGACGGAGAAAACAATGGCACAATACACGTTTGATGCACAACTAAAGACTCAAATCGCAAAGAACTTTATTTCCGACTTTGAACCCTTCGGTAAAAATAGAGTTTATGTTGGTGTTGGTCAAGTGTACGATCCGGGTTCACTAGCACCTTTAGAAAATAGAAGTGTTGAGCGGGATCTCGTTACAAGACGTAATATCTCTTTTGCCAGAAGGATTGCACCTTCTGATGTGACTATGATGATCCCCAGAGTAAATTGGACAAACGGTATTACTATGTCTCCTTTGGATACATCGGATGATATGTCTGAAACATTTAATGAAGCAACTGGGGTTACAGCACCATTTTATGTGGTGACTAATTCTGACAATGTGTACGTCTGTCTTGAAAATGGTCTTGGAGATGGCGGTGTAACTGGATCGGATTATGAACCAATCGGAACAGATACCAGTCCTATCACATTACCAGATGGATTCAAATGGAAATACATGTATACTATACCCGGAACACATGTGAAATTTAAAGATGCCGATTACATCCCTGTAATTTCACTTCCTTACTACGCTGGTATATTCAACGTCTATAATGACGAAAGACAAAGACAATACGCGGTTCAGTATGAAGCCAATCTCGATGCTTCATCTGGAATCGTAGACGGTGTTGCAATCACATCAAATCCAGCCACCGCAATTTTTGAACGTGGTGTTCCAGATAATATTAACAATGAAGTTGAGTTTTCCAGAAACAACACGGTTATGATCACACAACCAAACTTAGTGACTGAGGGTGAAGATTACTACAAAGATTATTTCATCAGATTTATTAGTGGTCAAGCAGCGGGTGTTGTTAAAAAAATTACAGGATCGGCAACTAACGGAGATGCACAGGATATTTTAACACTTGAATCTGCATTTGAGACAAATCGAGATCCTAAAAATAAAGATAGATTTGAAATTGGTATTGGAATCACAATCACAGGAAATGGCAGAAACGCCGAAGCATTTGGTTCATTAGGAACTGATAAACGTCTCAAAGAAATCATTGTTTATAATAAAGGCAGCGGCTATAGTGAGGCTAGAGGAGAGGTATTCACCGGAGGGGGAGGTGATGGTTTCCCATCATCATTACCATTAGTCGATCCACTGATTTCACAAAGCATCGGTAAAGATCCAGTTTTTGAATTGTTTGCTAATATTGCAAGAATTCAAGTTTCAATTCCCGGTGATGCTAATAATAATGTTGAGCAACTACTAGGCAATGATTACAGAGATGTCGCTCTTTGGGTTAATCCTGAAATTGGCAAGGGACAAACTGGTGGTGGAAACGTTGCAGGTTTTCGTGATAGGATCACAACCCGAGTTGATGTAAGCGGAAGCACTGGTTCAATATCTGAATTAGTGAATAAACCACGCTTTATCGGAGAGACAAAGTTTTTGTACGCAGCGGATACAAAAGAATTTGTCGAGATCACTGGTCAACCATCAAAAACTTCAACTTTATCTGCAACCGTTCAAGTTAGAGATATGAGCAAGCCATTTGTAAGTGACGAAAAACTCACATTACTTAGAACAACAAAGGATGGTAATTTCACCGCCACAAGCACAACTGGTGACTTTAACGTTACTAACACTTTCTACGATGACTCATCTCTTGAGATTGAAAAATTAGACTGGAGATGCACACATAAGTTAAGAGTTGATTTTGGAGAGGATGGCGACTACTTCCCAACCCTTGATGGTGGAGCAACAGGTAGTTCAGGTAGTTCTGGCATAATTACGGCTGTGCTTCCATTCGATGAAACTGGTGGAAACATATTTGATGCCTCAATTAATAAAAGAGAAGTTTTACTAACTGACGTTTCAAATATTTCTGGTTCGACTCACGGATTTGTCGTGAATGAAACACTTACCTATATGGTTGGAGATAATCCAGTTTCGGGTGTCATCGAAAATGTCGAAGGTCCAGAACTCGATCTATTTTCTGGAGAACTATTATACATAAAAGGTCTAACACAAGAGATCAGCCGCGTAGTTGAGCAAACTGATGTCTTTAAATTTACTTTTGAATTCTAAGGGGAAATAAATGCCTATTGAGCAAAAAGCATACGACTCCACCATTATGGGTGGCGTTCCATACTACGATGATTTCGATCAACAAAAGAAATTTCTGAAAATGCTTTTCAAGCCGGGACTCCCCGTACAGGCTAGAGAACTTTCCCAAGCACAAACAATCCTTCAAAATCAGATTGAGCGACTTGGTTCACATATCTTTAGAAATGGCTCTGTTGTTCTTGGTGGCGGTGTCTCAACTGCATCGGCAAACTTTGTGCGTCTGGCTACCGAACTTCCCCTAGCAACTCTTGAAAGATTAGTCAATCAAAAAGTTCGTGTTACAAAAGGTGGCGGTGATGTAGATGCAATTGTGTGTGGTTTCGCAGACAAATCTACTTTGGCAAATGATGAATACCAAATTATTTTCATCAAATATGTCACTGTCGGTGAATACGAACCCGGAGAAAAAGTATTTACCATTGGCGAAGGCAACATCGGCGTTGAATTCAATGTCTTAGATGATGCAACAACTCCGGGGTCTGGTTTTGTTCAAACATTTGTGACTGTTGACCAAGGGGTTTTTTACGTCGATGGCTATTTTTGCATTTCAGACGCGCAATCAGCAGCGGCGACAAAAAATGATGCTGATTTAGGATATAGAACTTTTATTAGCACAAATAGTTCTCTTGGATTTAATGCACAAAAGACTGTCGTTACCTCCGAGAGTGACTCATCACTTAGAGATCCATCATTTGGTTTTAACAACTTTAATGCTCCGGGGGCGGACAGATTTAAAATTGATTTAGTTTTAGAGTCTCGCACTTTAAGTGGGTCTGGATCAGATTCAAACTCATTTCGTATTGAAGACCCAAGTAACTTTTTTGAACTTGTTCGTGTGATTGACGGACAAGTTACTAAAAAAATTAAGTATCCAGAATTAGCAGAACTTGAAAAGACTTTGGCAAGACGAACCTTTGATGAATCTGGAAATTATACTGTTAGACCTTTTGAAATCGAAGTTGGATCACACGAAGAAATTTTTGGTATCGTTGATGAGTCTAAGTTCGGTGTTAAACTCTCCCCCGGCAAGGCGTATGTAAGTGGGTTTGAATTTGAAACAATCGCTCCAACTTTGTTGACCATTGATAAATCATCTAGCACGCTAAGTGGCTCCAAAACTTATAGACTTAATCAGGGTTCATATTTTGAACTTAAGGGAAATATTCAAGCGACAGATTTTGATAGTAATATTTCCACAGCAGAAATTTCTGGTATTACTCTTGATGGATTTATTGATAACACAACAACCATGTTCGTTGATGGCAATCCCGTCAATCTTCTTGACGCTGATGGTGAGACAATTGGCACTTGTGTTCCAACACACTTCTTGTTTGGAAACGAGGGTCTTGATGCAGGGGCAAGATTATACTTTCACTCAAAAACATTTAATGATAAAAAAACTGATCTTGACGTTAAGAGAATATCAAAATCTGTTGATTCCGTAGAGAGTTTTGGCATCACGGTTGACTTTACCCCAGTTGGTCAAGATTTAGTGATCACACAAAACGCTAAACGAATTGTTAATATTGGTAGAAACGGATCTGTTGAACAATTACAAAACCCAGTTAGATGGACAACGATCAAAGCCTTTAAAGGTAAAACAGATGCGAACGGTGTGGTTGGATTTACGAGTGGAATCGGTAGCAAAGATTTCTTTGCGACTGTTGGCACAGACACAAATTCAGCACAGATTAGACCTGTTGGTATTTTAAATGTAAATAATTCGGCATCTGACTCAGATCGTCAGGACAAGTGTGTTTTAATCAAACCTATCTTAGTGCCAACTATCGATAATACTCAATCATCAATTAGTTTGAACTTTGGTAGGAACGCAACTAATCGTGATATCACCTGCTTCTTGCCGATGGCATATGAGTCCATTTCTAATATTCGTAAGAAAACTGTTTCTGGTGAAAGCACAGTCACCGTAAATACCTCCGATGAACTTGATTCAGGAGTGACCACACTTTCTCTCGGTGTCACGGATGTGAAAGAAATTGTTGCCATTAGGGAAGTAGACACTCAAACGGACGTTACAGATAAATTTATTTTAAACACCGGGCAAACTGACTTCACTTATGAACTTTCAAACATTGAATTGAAAGATCCTGCTGACACAACTTTGTCGAGAGATAGTGATTATGTTGTCACTTTTAAGAGATTCCTTCACACAGGCGACGGTCCTTTTACTAAAAATAGTTTCTCTGGAGTAAAGGCGAGTGAACTACCCGCAACTGGATCAGAGGGCTTGAATCCATTTGATATTTTAGATTTTAGACCAGTACGATCCAGCACAGGCAACTACACCCAAGGCACTGGTGAAGCAACTCAAACTCCTTTTGCCTCCCTTGCATCGCCATCATTTGTTACAGTTTCAACTTTCTTACCAAGAATTGATAGTGTCGTCCTGACGAAAGAACGTACGCTTATCGTGGTTCAAGGATTCCCAGATGAAGATCCACAACCCCCAAGAATCTCTGATGGTGATCTTGAATTGTATAGGGTGAGAGTCAACGGTGCGGACTCAGACGCACAATCATTACAAGTCGAAACGCTTGAGAGTCAAAGATTCACCATGTCTGACATCGGAGAACTTGAAAGTAGAACAACCGATGACTTTGTTGAAAACTATAAAAAATCAATTCGTGCAAACATGGTTGCTCGTGGTAACGCTGCGTTTGTAAATGCATCTGTAAATGAAGACGATGTTTATATTGATGATCTTTTAGGTTATGAAAATGTTGATACCTTTAATGAAAACTGTAATGTTTCTTTTGACCCCATCAAAAATCATTTACGACCGGCTTTTAAAACAACTGCCTTAACTACATTTTCGTTTAATGATTCAAATAATTCCTTCACTGGTGTAACATTTTCACCAGATGGTGTGGCTCTTTCAAATTTTAGTGAACCCGCCGAGGATTATCTTTTACAAAACTCTACAAATAATCCAGCGTCTAGTGTTAACATCAATCCCTTTGGTATCAATGACTATTTGGGAAACATCAAACTCACCCCACATCGTGCAAAGTATTGGAGTGAAACTAAAAGAGCAAGAGTAGTTGGAAACATTAGAGGTGAATTGAATTCTTATGAATCAGATGCATCATCATATGATAATAAAGGTAGAAGACTAGGGTTTGGCACAGTTTATCGTGACTGGGAAATTTTCTGGTGTGGTATTGAAGAGCGAAGTCGAGATATTGAGCAAAATAATTTCAATAGTAGGATTTACAATTCGCCAAGAAAAACTGCCACAATTAATAGAATCTTGAGTGAGAAAGTTAAAAAGACTGTATCTAACAGAATTATTGATCTTTCAATCAGACCATACCTTGACACCTTTACACTCCAAGGTCTTGTTGAAAATGTGCTACCCGGTGCAACCTTCAATCTTTTGTTTGATGGTGTTCAACAAAATATTGACACTGAACCATATCAAGCGTCAACTGGCGGCAAGGGTGGTGGTGGCACGTTTGACTTCACTGTGGTCATTCCTGCTGATACATTCACAGTTGGTAAAAAACTTGTTCGAGCCATCTCCGGTTCACCAAGCAATTCCGTTGTAGATTGTGACTCATCTGCGGACGCAGTTTTCCACGGAGAAGGTAGACCAGACACTACACTGTTTGGTGATACTCTCATTAGACCTGTCACTCTTAGAAGAAAATCCGCGAAAGTTGAACAGATCGCTGATGAGTATTTCTCAGACATCTTTGAAACCTCAAACTCAACACTCATCGACGCTTTGAATCCGGTTTCTCAAACTTTTAATGTTGACGCGGAAAAGTATCCGAATGGCATTTTTGTTAACAAAATTGATTTGTGGTTCATTCAAGCAGGAAGAGATGTAACTCTTCGTATTCATCCGACCCGAGGCGGCAACCCACTAACGAGTATCGTTATGCCCTTTGGTGAGGTGACCTCAATAAGTAAGAGAGCAGAATTTACATCAAATGGACTAATTCAAGATGTAATTGATTCGTCTTCAACACCATTTGAATTTAGCACTCCAGTTTACCTTCCTGCTGGTGGGTATTCACTATCAATAACATCAAATGATACAAATGTGAATGTAATAACATATGATGAAACATCTGGCGACTCGCCAATTAGACCATCTAGTTTGTTGAATCTTTATCTTCCACAGAATGATGGCTCTGTTGTGGGTTACGATGATCAATATATGGCATGCAAGATTTCAAAATGTGCCTTTGATGTTTCTAATGACAATAACTTCAACATGAGTGCAACCCCACCAGAGAACACTAATGCTGATGCAATCTTCGTTTCTGCAAACCCTCCTGTTGTCAGTGACTTGAATACCTTCTTAACTGTCAGTAACGGTGGAGATTCACTAATTTCAAATACATCAACTAATTTGACTATTGACTCACTAAATTTTGGTGGAAGCACTCCACTCGTAGGTAATTTTGGGTTAAACTTTACCATCAAATCAAATGGCGACGTTTCAACAGTTGTCGATACTGAGGCAGTTGCAGCCTTTATTCCAACACTTGATATTAATGAAATCACATCTGATGAGGAAAACAACGATGATGGTTCAGCCGTTCACTTTAGATACTATTCAAAGGTTGTAGAAACTGACGCAATCTTGGATGGTATGGTTGTATCTATGGATGGTAGTTTTAACGGTCTTGAGGATTTAAGAGTTTATATTCGTAAAGCAATCGGTGATGAGGATATTTTTAGTAATACATTTGTTCAACTTCATCTGGATGGTGACCCGTCTAACCCCGGTATTAATACAAAAATTGATCCTCTTAGTTTAACTTTTGGTAGAAAATTTGAAGAAGCAGCACAAAGGTTCTCTCGATATCAAATTAAGATCGTGGGACAGAGGAACAGAAGTGATACAAATCAATTAAATCCATTTATCAACTTCCTTGGGGCTGCTCCAACAAGATCGGCTGCCTCATTTACTTTAGAGGGTGGTGGTGGCGCACCCGGAGCCGAAGGGATTCCAACAGGCATGGTGTTGCCCTTCTTTGGCAGCCCAGATGATGCGATTTTGCAGGAAGGAACTGGAGCAGCACAGTTCTTAGAGTGTAATGGACAGATAGTTTCGGCTTCAACATATCAAAATTTGCTAGTTGCCTTACAGGCTGCTAATATTGATGTAGCATTGGAGGGTGGTCAATTTACTATTCCTGATCTTAGTGGTAGAACTCTTGTAGGAAAAGGTTCATTACTTGGCACTAATAGAGAAGTAGGTGATACGCTTGGTGATGAGGATGTTGATCTGAGTGATGTCTCCTTTACTGCAACAGTTAAACACACTGGTTCGCCAGAAACAACAGGGTCTGAATTTGTCCTTCAAAGTGCAAACACCGACAGTTTTTCGACAAATACCTCTGCGGTTACAATCACCAATACTGCTTCCGGTGATTCAAAAAATGTTCAACCTTCGTTTGTGACAAGATACATAATCAAGACCTAATAGGAATAAATAATGGCTCAACCACCAACCCCCGGAAATACTTTAGCAAGTCTATTAACCAGCGATACATTTCGCACTTGGTTTGATAGGTCAAACCAAATCATTGGTTTAGTAAATCCAATCGAAGTTTATGGCATCACCAACGATGTTCTTCTTCCCGGTATTACTTTCTCTATTGATTCTGATGGTATTGCAAATCTTGGCTTGTCTTTGCCCGGATACATTACGGGTGACTTTATTTTCGGTGGCGGAATTACCTTTGAGGGTGATATCATTACATTCACTGGTAACACGGTGGACTTTGGTGGTGCAACTTTAGCAGGTAGAGTCGTAAGAACAGTGAATGGTATGACCGGAGATGTTGTCATCTCTGGAGCAGGTCTTAATCTTCCCGCTGGTATCACGACCGGCGATATTCTCGTTTATGACGCAGCAGGAGAGACACTCGAAAAATTTAGTCTTTTCACTGGCGGAACATTTGAAAATAATTATATTAATTTTGCCAACACGGGTGGCATGATTCTTGGTGCAGCCACTCAGGACGCAGGTAACTTCCGTCCCGGCTCCATTCAACTCATGGGTGGTGGAACCTCATCAATTCTTTTCCGCGACACAACCTACACTGGTAATGTCGTTAGACGTATTGGAACATTTATCACTCATAAAGTCGAAGGTGATAATGTTTTCTTTAGAATTCAAGGTGGCGACACAAGCGGTAATTTTGACACTGACACCAACGCTCCATACATCACGATTGAAGGAAGCGATAGAGAAATAGGTATTCTTGGTATTACCATACCCGAGGCTCCGATTCACTATCTTAGTCGAAGTGGAGTAAGTGCTGACATTGTTTTACAACTTGATGGTAAAACAGCAGGTATTGGTATCGGAAAAGATAACGACGGTGACTTAGATTTAGATTTATATCCAGATCAAAGACTTCGTGTTATTTTAAATAAAACAAATAAAGAAGCCTTTCTTGAGGTAGAAGGATCTCATGGAGAGGGTAGAAAAAACGTATTCAAAGTTGGACAAACTGGCGATGTTATCATCGGTGGTGATCTAAGAACAGATGGTAGTACGCTTGGCGCACTGAATCTTGCGAGTGGTTCGCTCTATGTTGGTGGTAGAACTGGTGCTGCGAACACAGTCTTGATCTCAAACGGAGTTACAGTAGATTGGGGTGACATGGCAGGTGGTTTTGAGCAAGCACTTGTTCAAGATGCCGATGGTAATTATAATAGTAATACCGCTACAACCGGAACAATTACAGGTCTTCAACTTAATAGAGGTAAAAATGTTTCAATTACAGGGAGTATTGTTGACGGAAACACCTTGGGTATCACCATCGGGTCTTTCGTGCAATCAAAAACTCTCGCAGAAACTATCACAAACGAATCTGAAAGAATTGAATTTGCAGTTGATCCAGCGTTGGCTGATATTCAAACTCTCGATGGCACTGATGACGATGGCACTAGATTCCGTCGATACACATTCCCTAAAGGTGGAGCAGGTGGTAGTGGTCTACAAGGATACAAATTCCTTTTAGGACAACTTTCAGGAACCAATGCAGGTAGGCTTGTCACAACTGGACTTGGTGATGAAAAAACTTTAAGCATTGACGCTAGAACAATTGATGGCAAAAATATTGAACATTATCTTCGTCAAATTCAAGCCGCACCGGGAGGTGGTAGTAAAATTTATGTGCTTTGGGATGAGGATCAAGGTTCAAACCCAAGCACTGATAATTATGCCTACGTTATTAGACCACATGAAATTACAACAAGCACGCTAACAGATTCCTCTGGTGGAACAAGACCTGCTTTCCAGTTCAAAGGATTCCCCGATGTAGATCCAAGTTGGGCTGACGGTTCTGGTGGTTCTGATGAAGATAAGTCTGTTTACATGTTCTTTGATCAAAACCACGGTGCTACTGGGTCTGGATTTGAATCCGCATCAGTTAAGAAAAACACCGCCACGGATCTTGCTTTAGTTGGTAATGGTATTAATCGTATCTCTTTGATTGGTGGCGTTGGTGTTACCATCGAAGGGGCATTCACCTCTACTGAGCAGTTTGGCTCAACCGCGTCCTTTACCTTTACCGCTGTTGGTCTTTCAGGT